CGGCGGTGCCCTTCCCGCGGACGGCGGCCCCGCCGATGTAGCGCGCCGCCTGCATGGCTCTTACCTTTCCAGATCCGAGGCACTTCGGGCAGAGCCGGCCGAGATTGGCCGGCGTTCTGATGATGATCTCACTCACGACGACGGCCTCCTCTCTTGAAGCGGTCGGCCTGCGGGCAGGTGGCCCAGTGTGGCCGGTAGCCGGCGTCGGTGGCGTTGGCCCCAGGGACGATCTCGCAGCTCACGACCTCGCCCCGGGTGGTGACGACCTTGTCCTTGCCGTCTGGCGTGGCCTTGTAATAGACCGGCGCCGGGTCGCAGGGCATGGCCTTCCCAGCGGGCGTCTTGATCCACACGATAGGGGCGCCGCAGCCGCGGCAGGTTGCCTTATTCATCCGGGGCACCTCCTTCGCAGGGCTGAGCTCCGTCGTCGACCGTGCGGCTCCAGATCCCCGGCTTGTACTGTTGGTGCAGCCATTCGTGGAGGTTTGACTCGGCGTAGCTGTTGAGCCGTCCGAGCAGCCGGCGCAGCTTGTCCTCCTCGACTTCGTCGGTGCTGCGGGCAAATATGAGCCGGAGCTGGTCGAGCATGATCTGGACATCCGCGATCTCCTCGATGACGTTGGAGACGGCTGCGGTGGTGGTCGCCCCGGGTGTCGCCCGTTTGACCTTGCAGAGGGCTTTGGTCAGCTCGGCCATCTCCTCGACGGCCATGTCGATTTGTGCGGCCTCCCCATAGCGGTGAATGGCTCGCAGCATAATGTCGCGGCGTTCTCTTTCGTCCATCATCTGCGCCCGGCCCTCCTTTCGGCCTGCTTGAGGAAGGCGATGCGCTTCTTCAGCTCGAGGTCGGTCTCCCCGGGCTGGCGCTCGAGGCCGTAGTGGCGGGCCTGCTCGTCGATGCCGAGGCGGCGCTCTTTCTGGCGCTGTTTCTCCTCGGTCTGCTTGACGCCCTCCTTCACGAGGACGACGATCAGGACGACCAGCATCACGGCGAGGACGATGGCCGCGGGGATCCAGATGGGGGCCAGTACCCACAGCCAGCTCCACGAGATGACGCCGGTGAGCTTCAGGACGATGAAGGCGATGGTCAGCAGTCCGCAGAAGCCGATCCCGCCCGCGGTGCTGCCGTTGTTTCTGTTCTCATTCATGGTCTTTTTCCTCCTCTTTGTTGCCGGTGTTGACGAGTCCGACGCCGGCGGCGCCGCGCAGGCCGCAGTCGGTACAGACGGCCCGAAGGCCGGGCTCGGCAGCGAGCGCCTGCCGGTGGATCTCGGTCTCCCAGCACTCGGCCCCGCAGATAGGGCAGGTGGCAGGCTTCCAGTCGTCGCGCTGCGGATCCGGGATATGCGCCCGGGTCGGCATGAGCAGCAGCCCGCCGTCTCCGACCTCATGAGGGACGAGTACGCCCGGATCGTCGTCGGGGATCATGTGGTTGAGGATCTCGTCGTACTTGTCGCCGATGGCCTTCTCGGCCGTCTGCCATGCCTCGCCGTGGTCTTTGTCCTCGGGCGTTGCTACATGAGCCAGCTCGTGGGCCAGCAGCTCAGGGGCGGCACTGATGGGCGCCTCGGCCGAGATGCAGACGATGGGCGTGCTGCCGTCGTCGGGGAAGATGGTCAGGCCGAAGGCTCTGTTGCCCGACTCGTCGCACAGGTCGGGGACGAACTGCGCGTGGTAGTCGATGCCGGGGTAGAGCTCGGCGAAGGCCCGGGCCACGATGGCCGACGGGTCGTTCATGTAGGGCGAGGCCATGGGGCCGATCTGCTCGTACTGCTTCAGGGCCGCATAGGTCTGGCGCAGCATGGCCCGGAGCTCGTCCTTCTTGAAGCCGTTGAGGGTCGGCCCGTTGAGGACGAGGTCGATCATCTTGTCGCTCCAGTCCTCCATCATGTGGGTCTCGCCCATGTAGCGAGCGGCGCCGGGCTCTGCGTCGACCTTCTCGCGGGTGAGGGTCTTGTAG